TCAACTCAGTAGAAGCCTGTCAGGATGACAAAGACCTTTACTTTCGTAAGGGACAACTTGTAGTCATGGCTAACCTACTAAACTTAGAAGCACAAATCGAAACAGCTAAACAACAACAAGAAGAAGACGACTCGGAAGAATGAGACGTTTATACGACTTTCAATGTGACAACGGACACGTCAACGAGTTCCTTCGAGACTCAGACGTAGAAGAAGTTGATTGTCCTGATTGTGAGTTGAAGGCTAGAAAAATAGTTACACCAGTTAAAATCAATCGTGAAAAAAAACTCTTGGAAGGAAGTCCGTCAATGGGCTAGAAATAGAGAGTCACACATGAAGTATGAAAGGAAACAGGGTATAAGCGACTAAACGTAAGGACAACTCCTGACCATAGAACCCTTACACTTAATACACCTCCATAATGATATAATCACGGAGTTTAATAATGGCAAGACTAATAGATGAGCGTCCAACGGAAGACGTAGAAGAGAAAGACATTGACACCTTAGAACAAGAGCCTCAAGTTGAGGAAACTCTTGAAGAACCTGAAACAGATTTACCTGAGAAGTATCAAGGGAAATCTACAGCTGAAATAGTAAGGATGCACCAAGAAGCTGAGAAACTCTTAGGTAAGCAAAGTTCTGAAGTAGGGGAGTTACGAAAAGTTGTTGATGACTACATCCAGACACAACTCTCGACCCAAGAAACACAAGCAACACAAGCTGACGAAGAAATAGACTTTTTCTCAGACCCCGACAAGGCAGTCGAAAGAGCGATTAATAATCACCCTAAGATAAAGGAAGCTGAACAAATCAGCAACCAATATCGCCAGTCAACGGCAATGAACAAACTGCAAACTAAACACCCTGAGATGCAGGAGATTTTGCAGGATGAGAAATTCGCTGAGTGGATTAAGGGTTCAAAGATTAGACAACAGCTTTTTGTACAGGCAGACCAACAGTATGACTATGATGCCGCTGACGAGTTATTTTCCCTATGGAAGGAACGTCAACAGGTTGTCACTCAAACGGTAGCCAATGAGAAACAGCAACGCAAGCAAGCAGTTAAATCTGCATCCACAGGGAATGCTCGTGGTAGCGGTGAACAGCGAGGCAAGAAGGTCTATAGACGCGCAGACATTATTAAACTAATGCGTACTGACCCTGATAGATACCAAGCACTATCAAATGAGATTATGCAAGCGTATGCAGAAGGGAGGGTACGAAACTAATATTATTTTTGGAGAATTAAAATGACTGATTCAACTTATCCCGCACAAGGCGGTACAGTAGACAACACTAGCGCGGCTACTTTCATTCCAGAGATTTGGAGTGATGAGGTTGTTGCGGCTTATCAATCTAACCTAGTACTAGCTAACTTAGTTAAGAAGCTATCTATGACTGGCAAGAAAGGTGATACTCTTCACATTCCTAAGCCTGTTCGTGGTGATGCTCACGCTAAAGCTGAGAACACTGCTGTTACTATTCAAAACGCTACTGAAGGCGAAGTACAAATCGCACTAGACAAGCACTTCGAGTACTCGCGTCTAATCGAAGACATCACTGAGACTCAGGCATTGTCTTCACTTCGTCAGTTCTACACTGGTGACGCAGGTTACGCTCTAGCTAAACAAGTAGACACTAGCTTGTTTGAACTAGGTAAGCAATTCGGTGACAACGGTGGTGACTACGTTGGTACTGGTACTTACAACTTCTCTGGCAATTCAGGTGTTGAGGCTTACGCTGTAGACTCTGTTGCCGCAGGTGACGTATTCAACGATGCAGGTTTCCGTGAGTTAATCCAAAAAATGGATGATGCTGACGTACCTATGGACAATCGTTGTCTAGTAGTACCACCATCAGTACGTAACGCTATCATGGGTATTGACCGTTACTCTTCTAGCGACTTCGTAGATGGTAAAGTTGTAAACAATGGTCAAATCGGTAACTTGTACGGTATTGACATCTTTGTTTCTTCTAACTGCCCAATCATCGAAACTGCCGCGGATAACTCTGCGGGTGGTGACGTTAAACAAGCTATGTTGTTCCACAAAGACTCTATGGTTCTTGCGGAGCAAATGGGTGTTCGTTCACAGACTCAGTACAAGCAGGACTTCCTTGCTACTCTATACACTGCTGACACTTTGTATGGTACTGCTGTTCTACGTAACGATGCCGCATTCAACATCGCTGTAAACGGCTAGTAGTACTTAAGGGGTTTCTTCGGAAGCCCCTTTCCCTTTTCTTTTTTATACTATTCTTTTTTTTTTTAATCACATAGGATTG